CGGAGCCGGAACGGGCCCGGGACCCCCGGACGCTCCTGCGGTGGTTCGGCCTCTGCCGGCGGGCCCTGCGTGTAGGACGCAACCCCGGGGCGTTATTTCGGACGTTGCTTGTCGGGAAGCGCTGGGATTGGATCAGCCAGGAGGACGAGGACGGAGCCCGCCGGGACGTCGCGGCGTTCCTGCACGGGATCGACCGGCGCCGGCGGGAGACCCCGGCGCTTGAGGAGGCGATGGATTGAACAAGGACCCCGAGCACATCCAAAAAGTAATGGCGATGGTCATCGACGCCACGCAGGAGCTCGTCGAAGCGGGACTCGTCGAGTGGGACGGTCCGAAGGTATCGCCGCGCGGCGTTGGCTGGCTCGATCAGGCCAAGGCCTCGGGGTTCACCGTGACCGACGAAGATCGCGAGCTCGCGGCGCGGGTCCTGGCCCGGGAGTACGGGACGCCCCGGATTACCCCCAAGGGCGAGGCCGCCGCAAAGGCAATGGCCGCCGAGCGGTCTCGCCGGGAGACTCCCGATTGACACGCGCGACCGTCTTCAACCGCCCCCCCGTACCACCCAAGCCCCTCCGGCTCTCGCCCGCGGCGCCGCCCCCCGGCATGACCCCAGTGCGCGCGGCGATGCTGGGCATCTTGGAGCGGCACGGGCTCACCGCGGCGATCTTCGTCCGCTACCCGGTCGGCCGGATCCTCTACCGCGGCACGGTCGCCGAGAACCGCCGCCCGGTCGGCCTGGGGCGGATCAAGTGCCCGACGCAATACTCGCGGCGGCGCGACCGATGCCACGCCCGGGACCTGGTCTGGTGGGAGCTCCACCGGATGCTGCCCGGGGCGTCCTTCCCGACGCTCGCCCGGGAGACCAACGCCCGGAGCCACGCGACGATCATCGTCGGCATCCGCCGCCACCAGAAGCGGCTCGACGCCGCCAGCCAGGAGCCCGCGCCATGAGCCAAGCCCCCGCCCCGGACGACGCCATGAAGCCCGCCGACATCGAGATCATGCTCGAGGCCGGCAGGCTCGCCGAGCGCTTCGGCGCCCTGGTTGTCGTGTGCCGATGCCGGGAGACCGCGCACTTTGTCGGCAGGCTCGAGGGGACCCCGGCGGAGATGCTCGAGGCCCTCGGGGTCCTGAACGCGATCGTCGCGAGCGGGTGCCTCGACACCATCAAGAGCATCGCCCGGAGCCAGGGCCTCGACGTCGGTGAGATGGTTCGGCTCGTCAAGGAGGCTGCTGTGCTCCACCGGGCCGGCAACTCGGGTACCGTCCGCGTGACCCGCGCAGAGTGAACCCCATTCCAGGAGCATCGAACATGGCAAAGAAGCAGAAGAAGGCCGCCAAGCCCGCCCGCGCCGCCAAGCCCAAGGGCCGGCGCTCCAAGGCGATCGACATGCAGAGCTGGGCGCACATCAGCGACCTGGCCCTGCGGCACAAGGCGATCAAGGTCCGGATCGGAGACCTGAACACAAAGCGCCTCGACCTCGCCAAGCAGATCGAGGAGGAGGGGCACCGCAAGACCGCCAAGCGCGATCGGCTCTGCGCCGACCACTACGACACGGTCGAACAGTGGGAGGCCGCCAAGGGCCGGCGGAAGGTCCTGGCCGACAAGCTCGAGAAGGCGATCGACGACGTCAACCAGGGCAAGATCGCCGGCGTGCTCGACGAGCCCGAGGAGAAGCCGGCGAAGAAGAAGGCCGCGAAGGACGACGCCAAGCAGGGCGATATGTTCGAGGGCAGCGAGAACGGCCAGGCCGAGGCCGCGGGCGCGGTCGGATGAGCTTCGCCCCGATCACCCTGACGATCCCCGGCGAGCCCTGCGGCCAGCCCCGGCCGCGGGCCTCTGTCGTCCAGGGGCGGGCGAGCGTGTACCAGCCCAAGCGCGCCCGCGGCACCGACGGCATCGTCCGCGACCTGCCGATCACCGTCTGGCGCCGCCGAGTGGAGGAGGTCGGGCGTTCTAGCCGCCCGGCCTCCCCACTGGCGGGCCCGCTCTCTGTGCACGTCCAATGCTTTTTCTCGAGGCCCCAGAGGCTCCTCGGCAAGAAACACCCCGACGGGCCGATCCCGCACACCGACCGCCCCGACCGCGACAACCTCGACAAGCCGATCCTCGACGTCCTCGCATGGAACAAAGAGCGCGGCTGGGGCTTCTGGCCGGTCGACGCGCACGTCTGCCAGGGTCCGGTCGAGAAGTGGTATTGCCGGCGGGGCGGGTCGCCCGGGGCGATCGTGCGGATCTCGCCGGCGGTCCCGGCGCCCGGCGGGCTCTTTGACATCGTGCCGCCCGCGACGCCGGCGGAGATGCTCGAGCGTGAGGAGGGCGACAGCCTTCTGGGCGAGCTCTTCGACCTGGTCGAGAACCCCGCCAACCGGCGGGAGCTCACCCTGCACAACGCCCTCCTCGAGTTCATGCGGATCCGCGGGTTCGGCAGCGAGCAGGGGTTCCAGCGCCGGCTCGCCCGGCAGGGGGCGGCGACATGAGCACCGGCGATCGGATCGAGCTCGGAGCGGCCGAGGCCTTCGCCGGCTGGCTCTTCAATCGGTGGAAGCTCGACCCCGCGGTCTGCTTCGTGGTCGGCAGCGTGCGCCGGCGCCGCGAGACCGTCGGCGACCTCGAGATCGTGCTCCCCCTCCGCCCCGCCGACCAGGACCCCGAGCACGCCTCGATCGCCGCCACCATGCGCGGCACGGGGCCGGCGCTCGGGCTCTTCGCCCCCGCCAAGCCGGACGATAAAGACGCGATCGGGACGGCCCTCCGGGGCCTGCGCCCGGGGTTCAAGGCCTGCGCCCTCGAGATCGAGCGCCGCCAGGGCGGGACCTTCCCCGTCCAGCTCTACCGCGCGGGCCCAGAGGCCTTCGGCTGGCTGATGCTCATGCGCACCGGGCCGGCCGAGTTCGGCGAGTGGTTCCTGGGCGTCTGGAAAGACCGATGGAAGATCCCCCGCGGGAGCGCCGAGCACCCGGCGAGCAAGGACGGGCACCTGGTCGACTCCGCGGGGAGCGTGGTCCCAGTCGGCACCGAGGCCGAGTGTTTCAGGCTGGCCGGGCTTGCGGAGATCGGGCCGACCGAGCGGCAGGCCTTCATCGAGCGGCGCAACAAGGCGCGCCGATGAGCCACCGCTCCGCCCAGACCAGCCTCGAGGCCTACCACACCCACCGGCCCGAGCCGGCCCGCGCGAGGGTCATCGCCTACCTGGTGCGCTGCGACAACGGCGCCACGCACGAAGAGATCAGCGCCGGGAGCGGCGTCCGCCACGATACGGTCAAGGCGACGATTCACCACCTGGGACAGGAGGGCGTCGTCGCCGCGCTCAAGAAGACGCGCCCGACCTCGACCGGGCGCCGGGCGATGGTCTTCGTGCTCGTGTCGGGGACGTCCGAGGGCCTCGATCCGTCCTGGCCCCCGCCACACCGCGACTCGTGGAAGGAGCGGGCGCTGCGGGCCGAGGCCCTGGCCCTCGAGCTTCGCGCCGAGCTGGACGAGCTCAAGAACATCGAGCCGCGGAAAGGACTCTTCGAGTGATGTACGACACCCCTGTCCTGAGCCACCCCGCCGCGTTCTATACCCCGGCCACCAATCAGGTCTGCGTCGTCGGAACCTTCCGACCCCTGGTACACGTCGGCCGCGTCGTCGGCGATATCGAGTCCAACTATCAGGCGATGCTCTGGCCCGGCGCCGGCGGCGACCCGCCCGGGCAGGCCAGCTACCAGGGCGTCGTGCTCGACGCGCAGGACCCCGCCGAGGTCGACTTCTGGCTCATCACCGACACCGGCGACACCATGACGCCGATGCACCGGATCCGCGTCTTCTGGGACACGGCGAGCCTTCACATCACCGGGACCCCCGACTTCATCCCAGACGGCTTCATCAACGGCGACGACGCCGACGCGTTCGCGCTGGCCTGGCAGCTCGGAGACCAGGCCGCCGACTACAACGGCGACGGCTTCGTCAACGCCGACGACCGGGATCGCTTCGAGGACGACTTCGCGGGGGGGCGGCCATGATCGCGCACATCGAACCAGCCGAGGGCGATCACGCGGACTTCAGCGCGGACGCATGGGGCGTCATCGGCAACAGCGCCGACCGCCGGTTCACCTTCGTACGGAGCGACTTCCCCTTCACGGGCCGCCCCCCGAGCATCTTCATCATCGACTGGAAGTACAACGAAGAGCTGATCTGCGGCATCTACCGCGGGCCCTTCCTGTCCCCCGTGTGACCTACTCCAAAGGTCCGAATAACACCAATCCGCGCCCTCTCCGGGGGAAATGCTTGGGCGAGCCACCATCCGCGCGGTAGGGTCGAAGGGAAGGAGATCCCACCATGAGCGACCTCGCCTTCGGCTTCCTGATCGGCTTCTGCCCCCTCTTCCCCATCGCCGCCGCCTGGTGGCCGATCGTCGCCGACGGTCGCGTCACGGTCGGCGCCACCGGCTGAGCCCGCCCCCGCACCCCGAGAGAGAGAGCCCATGCAGCCCATGACGATCATCGTCGCGCTCTTTGCGCTGGCCCTCGTGCTCGCGCTGGTCCTGTTGTTCCTGATGCACCGATGGCAGAGGGAGAACTTCGAGACCGCTCGGATCGTCGGCAAGGCCGCCGGCGAAGCTCAGGCACTCAGGGCCCTCGCCGCCGAGCGAGAGCGCGCCCGGGAGCTCGGCTATGGAGTTTCTCCTGTGGTTCCTTCCCTTCCTCTGGACCCAACCGAGGCTCCGACCCGGTAACGGGGGGCCGATCGACGTCGACCCCTGGGACCCGGACGTGACCGAGAGCCCGCGGGAGATCCGCTAAACCAAGGTCTCTCTCTCCTCCTGCCCCCGGGCGCGTGCGTGCCCGGGGGCCCTTTTCTGCGCGGACCATGATCTACGCCCCCAAGCCCGGCGACCGCGTCCAGCTCCACTACGCCGCCCGCCGGATGCCCCACCACGGGAGGACGGGCACGGTGCGGGCGTTCAACCCAAAGGCCAGGGGCCCGCGGAACGCGCTCGTCGAGCTCGATGGGATCGGCCTCCGCGTCGTCGTGCCTCGCGGCAACCTCCGGCGCCCGCTATCCTCTCCCCCATGAAGACCACGCGACCAACGCGCGGCCCTCAGCGTCGACGCAAGAACGCCGGGACCGGCTCGTACAACAAGCCCCTGACCGACCAGCTCGTCGCGACGATCTGGACACTCACCGAGGAGGACCGGAGCCAGCGCGCGATCGGCGAGCTCCTCGGCGTCGCGCCCTCCCAGGTCTCCAAAGAGCTCGGCCGCGACCCCATCCGCCTCGAAGCGCTGCGAGCGCGCCAACGAGAAGAGCGGGCGAAGCGCTGGAAACGCCTCGAGACCGTCGGCGTCGACGAGCTCCTCGAGTGGGCGAAGGTTCTCAAGGACGCCCGCCCGGAGTTCACCAGCACACGCAAGCACATCAGCCAGCGCCGCATCGAGCGCCTCGCCGTGCTCCCCCGCATCCTGACCGCCCTCCGCGGCGTCGCGGCCGAGGGCTCCAAGCAGACCCAGCTCCTCACCGGCGGCGCCACCGAGCGCGTCGGCCAGGAGCAACCGTCGGAGTTGAGCGCCGAGCAGCTCGTCGCCCAGGCGATCGAGCGCGGGCTCGTCGACCGGCTCCCGGAGCGTCTCCGGGAGTACGCGAAGACTGTGCAGAGAACCGGGAGCAAGGAAACATGAGCGACATCAGGCCGGCGATGGACCGACTCAATGAGGTGGTGGAAAATGCCGAGGCGGCTTTCCTCTTCACCGGCGGCCCCGTCTGGGCCGAGATAGAGAGCGACGGCCTGGCCTTTTCGTACGACAGAGCGGGGAAGCAATGGGGCCTGTTCATAAGACGGCCTCCGGCGGGGCCAACCCGATGGAGAGAACACTCCGTCGAAAACAAATGCGCGATGGTGGCCGCCTTCCCCGCGCTCAGGCTCGCGATGATCGAGGCGCATCAAAAAAGAGAAAAACTGGTCGACACCGCCACACTGGCGGCGACTCGGTTCGTCAAAGACCACTCGGCCGCAATGGACAGCCACGGAACCGGGAGCAGAGCATGAACGTCCACGACATCATCAGCGAGGCCCTCGCCCTGGGCGTCTTCGGGGTCGGCCTGTGGTTCATGGGGTACTGGCGCGGGCGCACGGTCGGGACCAGGACCGAGCGGGAGCGGTGGGAGGCCGCCGCGAAGCGGTGGAGCGACGAGAGCATCGCCGAACTGCACTCCAAGCTCAGCCCTCTCCAGGTCATGCGCGCCGAGCAGGAAAGAACCGCCGAGCCTGGCCCCATCTCGCGGTACACGATCGGCGTCGACTTCGCCGCCGGCACGCGCGAGGTGACGCGCATCGTCGAGCCCACGCCGGACCGCGACCGCTTCGGCGTGCCCAAGAACATGGTCCCCTGCGGGACCAAGGGCTGCGGCGCCGAGGCCATGTTCGATGTTCACTGGCCGGCCCAGCGCCTCAACCTCTGCCTCGCCTGCACCGAGCGGGCGAAGATCGTCGCGAGTCACATGGGCTTTGAGCTATCCTGCACGGTGCTCCCGGCGGCGACGTGACCGCCCCCCGCTTCACCGCCGACGAGCTCAAAGAGGCCGCCAGCCTCATCGGCTTCGACCAGGCCCTCGAGGCCTGGAAGGTCCGCCGGCCCTCGGACTGGTACGAACCAAGCCGCCCCGGCCAGCGCTCCGTCGACGGCCGGCTCCTGGGATGGACCGCCAACCAACTCGCGTTCCACAAGGCCCCGCACCCCGTGCGCGCGCTCTTCCCGGGCAACGGATGGGGCAAAACTACAGCCCTCGGCGCCGAGGTCAACGCCTGGGGCATCCACTCAAACCAATGGCAGGAGACGCCGGCGACGCCGGTCCTCATGCTCTGGTTCACCAAGCTCTACGACCAGTTCGAGATGATCCTGACCCAGCTCCGTGCCGACGTCTTCGGCTCGGACGTGCGGTACAGCGAGGGTGACGGGTTCACCTGGCCCGACGGCTCGCGCATGCTCGTCGGCTCGGCCGACCGCCCGCGGGACTGGCACAAATGGCAGGGCGTTCCGGTCGACCTGGTTGTCTTCGACGAGGAGCCCCCGCTCTCCCTCTGGCGCGAGATGATGCAGCGCCGCCGCGTGCGCAAGACGCGGTTCATCCTGGGCGCCACCGCGACCGAGTCGGGCTCGTGGATGGAGTCGGACATCTACGCGCCCTGGCTCCAGCACCACCAGGCCCAGGGGCTCGACCTCGAGGGCTCGGCTAGAGCGCAGAACCATCCCGAATACTTCGTCTGGCCCCGGGGCGGCCTGCACGACAACCGCGCCGCCGACGCCGCGGACATCCTCTGGTACGAATCGCGGACCTGGTCCAGCGCCAAGGAGCGGGAGGTTCGCCTCTTCGGCGGGTTCCAGAACTGGGTAGGCGACCCCGTCTTCGGGGACGCCGGGCTCGAGAAGCTCCGCGCCCGGTGCCGCGTGCTCACGCGCGAGAGCCCGCCCCCGGTCTCGGGCATGTTCGAGCTGGATCCCAAGGTCGAGCCCCGGCAGAGCGCCCCGCCCGACCCCGCCCGGGCCTCGCTCTTCGGCCGGCCCGTGACCGAGCTCACGCCCCTGGAGATGCGCGGCGGCCGGTTCATCCTGGGGCCCGCGGACACAAAAGGCCTGGTGCGGATCTACGTCCCGCCGTCGATCGGGCAGACCGCCGTCATCGGGGCCGACTTCGCCTACGGGCTCGAGGGCCGCGACCTGGACACGGCGATCGTCCTCGACAAGAGCGTCACGCCGGCCCGGTACCTGGCGACCGCGGCCGGGCGCTGGGGCGAGACCTTCGACCGCGTGCTCTACGCCCTGGCGGTGTTCTACGGGGGCGCGTTCATCCTCGGCGAGCGGCAGGTCGGCCTCCCATCGCTCCGCCGGCTCCTCGCGGAGTTCCAGTACACGTATCTCTACTACGGCCGCCAGGAGCAGGACCGCCGGCGCCCTGTCACTGACAAGCTCGGGCACCCTCGCACGTATGACGACGTCACGCTCCGGAACCTGCGGCGGGCCGTCATCGACGAGACCCTTGAGGTCCGCGACGACTCGGTCATCGACCAGATGGGCCGGCTCAAGTACCACAACCCGACCGAGATCACCCAGGGGCAGCGCCTCGAGGACTTCCGGCTCAAGATCAAGCTCTCGGGCGGCGGGAGCCCCGACCTGGTCATGGCGCTGTGCTACGCCTGGCACGCGTTGAGCGAGGTTCATCACTTCGAGAAGCCCGAGCCTCTCTTCCCGCCGGGGTCGATGGGCGAGGCCCTGGGGTATGAAAAGCTGTTCACGGAGGAGGCCCGGCCGATCGTGGGCATCCCCTTGGCACGCCGGCCGCGGCGGCGGTAGACTTCGCCTCAACACCGGGAGCCCACATATGCCGACGTTCCGACGTAAGCCAGGCGACACCATCGAGGCCGATCTCTACTCCGGCCAGCAGGACAACATCAAAGCGATCTGCGAGGCCTCGGGGGGGCTCGCCTACGTCGACGGCACGGGCCGCCTCGCGTGCAAGACCCTGCAGGGCATCGTCTACGCCAACGTCGGCGACTGGATCATCAAGGGCAACGGCGAGGTCTACCCCTGCGGCCCCTCTCACATGGCCGAGAAGTACCAACGAACCTTCGGACTGACGACCGGAGACCTCGCGGCCCCGTTCGAGGCCACCGGCCGCACCACCGAGGCCGTCGACATCAACTTCCCGAGCCTCGACGCCGTGCTCGAGTGCCCGGACAACTGCATCGCGATCCGGCAGCTCAAGATTTCCGAGCGGACCGAGAGCGGGCTCTACCTCGAGAAGACCGAGGACATCAACCGCGACAGCAAGATCGGCGTCGTCATCGCCGCCGGACCCGGGAAGCTCCTGGACGACGGGACGCGGGTCCCCATGCGCTGCAAGGTCGGCGACGTCGTCATCCTGGCGAAGATGATGTACGTCTATCCCTGGGGCGTCGCGGGCCCCAAGGTCCTGATGAGCGAGGATCACGCGGTGCTTGGGTTCGTGCGGCGGGCGGAGAAGCCTGAGGATTGCAAGCCCGTTCCCGAGGGCGGTCTCGACTAGACTTCCCGCACCCCCTCGAGGAGCCCCACGCATGGCCGGCAACTTCATCAAGAAGGCGATCAAGCGCCCCGGCGCGTTCCGAGCCAAGGCCAGGGCCGCCGGCGCCGTGAAGGGCTCGGCCCCGATTCCCCGCTCCTACGTCGAGGCCGCCGAGAAGTCCACCAACCCGACCACCCGCCGGCAGGCCAACCTGGCCGAGACCCTGGGCAAGCTCCGCCCCCGGCGATGAGCCATGCGCCGGCCCTCGGCCCTGTGCGTCGTCGTGCTGGTGTGCGTCGTCCTGATCGTTGTCGGGATCGTGGGTATGCTGTGCATCGGTTGAACCCCTGCCCCATCATCCCCGAGGAGCCCCCACCCATGAGCACCTGGACCCCGACCGACTCGAGCGACGTCCTTTCCTTCGACCAGGTCGCCGCCTCCGTCGGCGTGTACGGCTCGGGCGATCCGACGCCCAAGCTCGTGACCCGCGTCGCCGGGACCACGTTCACGCTTGACAGCAGCCTGAACGACCAGGCCGTCGCCGGCGCCGACCAGTTCCCCACCGATCAGAAGTGGCGCCGCCTCTCGGGCGTCCTCCAGACCAGCCTCACGTCCTGAACCGCTCTCTCCGTTCTCGTGCATGCGCCGCCCCGTGCCCTCCGTGCGGGGCGGCGTTGTCTTTGGCGCGTACGCTCGGTCCATGGCGCACAAGTCCAAACGCGCGAGGCTCCTCCGCCAGCTCCGGGCGATGCGCGCCGAGGAGCGCCGCCTGCACCGGGCGATCGAGCTCGTCCGCCGCGGATCCGCGCGCCGCCGCCGCACGCGGTAGACTTGCCGCATGGCCCTTGACACCAGCGCCGACAACCTCCGCCGCGAGTTCGACTCCGCGATCAAGCTCCGCGAGGAGATCACGGACCTCTCGGCCGAGTTCGTCAAACGCCTGGCCGGCCCCGACTACCGCACCGGCTGGGAGGCCGTCGAGGACCAGCAGGAGAACTACCCGCACGAGCTCGTCCACAACACGGTCCCGGCGCTCTTCTACTCCAACCCCGGCATCGGCTTTGATTCCAGCCTCCTGCCCCCCGACCACCCCTTCATCCGCGCCGAGCGGATCGGCCTGAACGAGTGGGCGAAAGAGAACCGCCGGCTCGAGCGGCAGATGACGCTCATCGCCTACGACGTCTGCGTCGACTTCGGGGTCGCGATGGTGACGCTCGAGAAGATGCCCGGCTACGACACCGCGGGGGAGTACGGCTACGGCACGCCCCCCGTCCCGCTCTGGCCGGCCGTCCGCCGCGTGTCCCCGGCCCGCTTCTTCACGGACCCCCAGGCCAGCGACGACGAGCTCTTCCGCTTCCGCGGCCACATCTGGATCCGCGACAAGGCCGACCTCCTGGCCGCCAAGAACGCCGACGGATCCCCGAAGTTCGACCGCAAGATCGTCGAGGGCATGAGCGCCGACGCCGACGTCAAGCGGGCCCACCGCGAGATCGTCGGCCAGGTCGGCAAGGAGTTCGTCACCCGCAACCAGATCGTCGGCTTCGAGGCCTACGTGCCCGAGACCGGCCAGATTTACACGCTCGCGCTCGCGATGTCCGGCGGCGGGGACGGTCAACACGAGTTCATCCGCGCGCCCCGCCCCTACTTCGGCCCCCGGTGCGGGCCCTACGTGATGTTCGGCGTGCACATCGTTCCCGACCAGGTCTACCCCGTCTCGCCCCTGGCCCTCTCGATGGGCCTGATCCGCGAGCTCAACGCGCACGCCGGCCAGGCCTCGAGCGACGCCGGGAGCGCCAAGCGGCTCGTCATCGTCGACAGCACGAACAAGCAGCTCGTCGAGACCGTGACCAACGCCCTCTCCTCGAGCGTGGTCGGCGTGCCCGGCTTCGACGGGAAGGCCATGAACATGGACATCGGCGGCGCCAGCCCCGAGACCATCAACCACATCCAGCGCCTGCGCGAGACCCTGGACCGCCAGAGCGGGCTCACCGAGACCAAGCGCGGCAACCTGACGGGCGTCACGGCCCGCGAGGTCGCCGAGGCCTCCGCCGGCGAGGACACGCGTACCAAGTTCCTGCAGGCCCGCTTCCGGGCGAGCGTGGTCGACGCCCTCTCGATCGTCGCGGAGCACATTTGGGAATCGAGCGCCGTCACCTTCGACGTCGCCTACGACGACCCGACCACCGGGGAGCGGGTCTACGAAATCTTCCGCGGGGGCGACCCAGGCATCCCGGGGATGCCGCACATCCCGTACAACCGGATCCGCGGGAGCGTGTCGATCGACCCCTACTCGATGGAGATGGTCGATCAGGGGGTGCTGCAGCGGCGCCTGCAGGCCGCCGTCACGATCACGACCTCGACCCTCTCGGCGGCGCGGATGTTCCCCGAGCTCAAGGTCCGCGAGGTCCTGAACGACGCGTACCAGGCCCTCAACATCACCGAGGGCGCGACGCGGTACGTGGACATGGGGATCCTCGCCGTCGAGCGCGAGCGTGCCCGGCTGATGATGGGGATGCAGCCCGGCGGCGGCGCCCCTGGGCAACCGCCCGAGGGCCCCGAGTCGCTGATGGCCGGCGGGCCGAGCCCCGGGATGCAGCCGCCCGGGATGAAGGGCCCGGGCGCGATGCCGGCGGCCGAGCCCGTGCTGGCGGCGTAGGCTTGGTTCATGCCCGACGCCTTCCGAGTACTCCTCGGTGACTTCCTCGACGTCTCCCGCGAGATGGAGCACGGCGCGAGCCTGGTCCTGGCCGATCCGCCCTATTCGTCGGGCGGGATGTTCCGCGGCGACCGGATGATCGACACCGCCAGCAAGTACCAGCAGAGCGACGTCGTCACGCGGCACGCCGGCTTCCCCGGCGACAACCGCGACCAGCGTTCTTGGCTCCTGTGGTCGGCGCTCTGGCTCGGCGAGTGCCTCAAGCTCTCCGCGCCCGGGGCGCTCCTCTGCGTCTTCACCGACTGGCGGCAGCTCCCCCAGACCACCGACGCCGTCCAATGCGGCGGATGGGTCTACCGCGGCATCGTGCCCTGGAACAAGGTGGTCGCCCGCCCGACCGCCGACCGCTTCCGGGCCCAGTGCGAGTACATCGTCTGGGGCACCAACGGCGCCCGCGACCAGGAGCCCGGCCCCGGCTCGGTCTACCTGCCCGGGTTCTTTGAGGTCCGCACCGTGCCGACCGCCGACCGCGAGCACGCCACCGAGAAGCCTCTCGAGCTCCTCCGGCAGATCGTCAGGCTGTGCCCCGAGGGCGGCCTGGTGCTCGATCCATTCTGCGGGAGCGGGTCGACCGGCGAGGCTGCGGTCTCGATGGGACGGCGGTTCGTCGGGTCGGAGATCGACGAGCATTGGGCCGGCGTCGCCCGAAAGAACATCGGCGACGCGGCCTCGCACTTCTGGACCGACCCCGAGCCCCAGGAGACCCAGCGGGAGATGTTCAGCGCCTAGCCTTCCCCAACACCGGGAGCCTCGACAACATGAACGATGCAACGTGCCGCATCATCGTCGGCGACGCGCGGACAGTGCTCGCGCAACTCCCCGCCGGCTGCGCTCGGTGCTGCGTGACCAGCCCGCCCTACTGGGGCCTGCGCGACTACGGGATCGACGGGCAGATCGGCCTCGAAGCAACGCCCGAGGCATGGGTCGCGGACCTGGTTCGGGTGTTCGCGGAGGTTCGGCGCGTGCTCGCCGACGACGGGACGCTGTGGGTCAACTGCGGGGATGCGTACTCGGCGAGCGGGCGCGGCGGCAATCCAGGCGGACCGACGAGCACGCTCGAGGGGTCGCAGGACTCACAAGAGGCGTCGATGGTGAAACAGCGCGCGACCGCGATCGACGGTCTCAAGCCCAAGGACCTGATCGGCCTCCCCTGGCTCCTCGCCTTTGCGCTCCGCGCCGACGGCTGGTATCTGCGCTCGGACATCATCTGGCACAAGCCAAACCCCATGCCCGAGAGCGTGACGGACCGGCCGACCAAATCGCACGAGTACGTGTTCCTGCTGTCGAAGTCGCCGCGGTACTACTTCGATGCGGGGGCGATCGCGGAGCCGATCCGCAGCGACCCGGGCAGTTGGAAAATGCCGGATGGGTTCGCCACGCACGAAGGCGCGCATGGGTCCTTTCACCGCGACGGCCGGGAGAAGGGCCGCAAGCGCATGCTCCCTATCGGAGGCGTGAAGGCGGTCGGCGTCAACGGCAACGCCACGTACAGCGGCAACACGCCCGAGTTCGGCGACACCCGCAACGCCCGCACCGTCTGGACCATCCCGACCCAGGGCTACAGCGGCGCGCACTTCGCCACCTTCCCGCGCGAGCTGGCGGCACGCTGCATCAAGGCCGGGAGCGCCGCCGGCGACCTGGTGCTCGACCCGTTCCTGGGCACCGGCACGACCATCGGCGAGGCCCTGATGCTGGGGCGGCGCGGCGTGGGCGTCGAGCTGAACCCCGAATACGCACGCCTGGCCGAGAAGCGGATCGCGGAAACGTGCCCGCTGTTCTCCCGCTAGACTCACCCCAACACCGGGAGCCCCACGCATGAAGTTCGCCCCCCTCGATCCCTCCATCGGCGCCGAGGTCCTCTTCTACGACCCCCAGCGCCGCGAGCCGATGACCCTCCGCCGCGCCCAGCTCGCCGGCAAGTCGACGACGTCGACCGGCTGGCACCTCCTGGTGTTCAACGACCCCGAGATCGACGTCAAGAGCGACCGCCGGGACCCGACGGAGATCGCCTACGACGTCGAGCTGATCGCGAGCGCCGAGAAGGTCCCGAGCCCGATCGCGCGGTGCTGCTGGCCGGATGATCGGCCGGAGCCGACGCGGGGCGTGCCGCCGAAGACTCTCGCCGACCTGCCGATCGGTTCGCACACGATCAAGACGGACATCGAGCTCAACATACCCGTGCGCGTCATCGAGGATCGGCGGACTCCCGTCACCGAGGCCGACCTGGCGGCCCCCGCCTCCGCCGACATCCGCGCCATGTTCAGCGCCGGCCGCCTCGAGCCCTTCATGCCGCCCCCCGACGGCCGTCCGCACGTCCTTGAGGCCCCCGGCGGCCGGTGCCTGGTCGCCGCCGCCAAGGAGTCGACCGAGATCGAGGGCACGCGCTTTGCCGCGCTCGACCAGGACGGCGAGGCCGGCGCCCTGCGGTGGACGACGACCGTCGACGGGGCCCACGTCTTCAAGGACCGCGCTCAGGCCCGCAAGGCGGCCGGCATGATGCCCGCGGCGTTCATCGGGCCGATCACCGTGCCGAGCCGCGGGAAGGGCGGGAACCAGCGCCGTGCCACGCGCTAGCCTCGAGGACTTCGAGTGTTGGCTCCGGGCCACCAGCGGACCCCGGGGCATCGTGGGCACTCCCGAGTGGCTCGCCAAGCAGGAGGAGGACCGCAAGGACCTTGCCGCCTTCCGCGAGAGCCGGGACAGGGCCCGGGCCGCGAGGCACGCGCCCGGGGGAGCGCGGAACGGTGCGACACGCGACCCCTCCCCCGGGCGCTCCTGACTTGCGTCCGGTAACTCGTTCGGCCTAGACTCGCGGCATGGTCAACGCCCCAGAGGCCCCGGCGACCAACGCCGCGGCCCCCGAGAGTCCCCAGCCAGCGCCCGCGGCACCCAGCGCCCAGCCGAACCCCTCGGCACCCACTACGCCGGACCCGGAGCGAGCGGCCTTCGAGAAGTCGATGGCCCAGGCGGGGATGAAGCCCGACGGATCGGCCCTCAAGAACCCAGAGTCAACCACCGGCACCACCGAGAAGAAGGGCGACCCCGCCGCCGAGGGGACAGAGGGGCAGACCACGACGGACGGCGCGGCGGCGCCGGACGGGAAGAAGCCCGAACCTGCCGCGACCTCCGCGGCCGATCGGGCGAAGCAGATCACGGCCACCCGCGCTTTGCGTCGCGACGGGTGGACGGACAAGAGCATCGCGGCCCTGCCGGCCGACATGCTGCTGGAGGAGGGTGCTCGACGCGCCTCCGCCCAGGCCAAGCTCGACGCACGGATGGAGACGCTCAAGGCCAACGGCCAGGCGCCGACCCGCGAACCACTCGCGGACGATGATTCGGGTTCGACCGACGAGCCCACGACAGAGGACGACGGCACCCAGCCGACCGACCTCGACGAGCTGCTCGAAGAGATCGCGGATCCCGACCGCGCCGAGAAGGTCAAGGCGCAGGTCAGCCAGGCGGAGAAGCGGGCCCAGCAAGCCGAGGCCCGCCTCGTCACCGCCAACATCGGGACCGCCCGCGAGCTGCTCGGGTCAGAGTTCCCCAAGCTCAAGAACCAGGGCGACTTCGAGAAGGTCATCAAGTACATGGACCGTCTCGACCCCGGGTACACGCTCGCCGGCGACCGCGCCGCCGTGCGGGAGCTGATGCGGGACGCGTGTTTCGTCGTCTTCGGACCCGACATCAAGGCCCAGGCCAGCAAGAACGCGATCGCCACCGCCAACCGGCAGCTGGACGGACAGCCAGACGCCGCGACCGACAACGCCCAGCCGAGCAAGCGCCTGACCGACGACGAGATCGAGCGCGCCGCCTTCGAGGCCGCGACCACGACGACGTCACGGGAGGAGTCGCTCAAAGAGTTCCAGCGCCGGACGGGCAAAGCATCGAGGTAGCGGGTTGAGCGCGAGAAGCCGGCCGGGCCGCAGCAAAGCGAGCCCGTCCCATGTCCACCTTTCCATCGTCAGTGTCCGGGTTCCTCAACTACCTGGTGAACACCAGGGAGACCCGGGTCTTCAGCGCGACCAAGATCATCAACGCGCTCGCCCTGCAGGCCTACATGCTGGGCGAGATGATCCGCGGATCCAACGGCGAGATGGCAAAGGCCAAGTCGTCGGGCCGCGAGTTCCGCGAGACCGTGAAGCTGGTCCCGTTCAGCAACACGCGGACCTTCCTCCCCGGCGATGAGCGCACGCCCACGCGGGGGACCGAGGACACGCCGATCATCGCCCCCTGGCGGTTCCACGAGACCAACCGCCCCATCAACGACTACGAGATCGACACCAACGAGGGCGATATGTACGCCCAGTTCAAGGACCTGAAGACCTCGATCATGCAGGGGCTCTACACCGACCACATCAACTTCATGGAGGCGCAGCTGTGGGCGGTCCCCGACGGGCCCAACATGGAGAACCGCAACCCCAGCCCCACGAACAAGATGTACTCGCTCCCCGTGACGATCACCGAGAGCGGGCGCCAGCCCCCGACGTCGGTCTGGGGCGCGGCCGCGGCGACCGTGACCATCCAGGCGGCGAGCCCCTTCACGCTCACCAACTGGCGCAACCCGGTCGCGACCTACGACTCGACCCAGCTCGACGACCCCCAGACCGGCCTGTTCAGCGCCTTCGACGAGCTGATGGCCCGGCTCAACTTCACGCCGCCCCCGGGGTACGAGAAGTACATGGAGAACGACGATCTCCGGGCGCTGAAGATCTGCACCAACCTCGACGGGCTCAACGCCTTCCAGGCCCTGCTCCGCGACTCCAACAACTCGACCCGCGCGGGCCCGCAGGACCCGGCGTACGGGATGCCGGTCTTCAAGGGGATCCCGGTGAAGTGGATCCCGCAGCTGGACCTCTCGCTCCTGGACGAGACGGGGGCGGTCTCGAGCCCGCTCGCCAGCGTGGCAGAGGGCACCTACACCGGCCAGGCGTACCCGGCCGGCAAGCCGCGGTTCTTCTTCGTGAACGCGCGGTACCTGAAGTCCATCTTCCACCCGCAGCACATGATGCGCGAGACCGACCCGATCACGGGCGGCGCGCGTCAGCGTGACGTGAACACGGTCTTCCTCGAGTCGGTGATGAACCCGATGAACTTCGACCGCCGTCGCTCCGGGCTCATCCGGCCGGCCTGATCGACCCCCTGACCGATGAACGGCCCGGGAGACCGGGACAACAGCAGAGCCTCGAGAACCTTTCGGAGTTCCCTCCATGTTCACCAAGCCTCAGACTCTCGGCGCCGGCGACTGGCTCGCCCGCGACGAGATCGGCGCCAAGCTCGGCGCCTCGACGACGATCCTCCAGTCGACCGGAGCCCTCACCAATCCCAGCCTGATCCGGGTCGGTCGCGTGCTCGTGCCCGACCTCGGCAACCTCCGCGGCGAGACCCCCGTCGGCGCGATCGCGGCCGGCGGCGTGCTCGGGAATCGGAGCGGCCTCGGCGGCGTGGTAAGCGACCTCGGAGACCTGGCGACCTGGGTTCTCCCCGCCACGCTCGCGGAGGCTCGCCGCCGGTGCGGCGTCGTCGTCAATCAGGACGGCACCCCCGGCGGCCCGGTTGTTCTCCAGCTTGCCGGCCCGACGAGAGTCCTCTGCTCCTCGACCGTCGCCCTCATGCAGGTCGGGACGCGCGTCGCGATCGAAGTCGGCGGCAACAACGGGAGAGGCACCGTCCGGCCAGCCGCCACGATCGCCACGCCGAACCAGGAGACCGTCGTCGGCGTCGTTCTGGACGTCCCCCGCAACACCGCGGGCGTCGCGACCGACGCGGGTACCGCGGCCGACGGCGCGGCCCTCTCGCCCCTGTTCTGCGTCGTTGACTTCTTCGGACTCGGCAGCCTGGTTACGGGCCTGCTGACCTGATCGACGCCGGGCCTCGGCCCGGTATCAGTCCGCCTCTTCCTCCCGGTTGGGGCGGGCCTTTGCTCACGCAAGCGCAGTACATCGACCTGATGACGCACTGCCTCGGGAAGACCCCCGACTCGCGTCACTCCCTCCCGGAGACGTTCAACCGCGCCGGGCGGGCGCTCGTCACCGCGCGCCCCTGGTCCTGGCGCATCCGCGGCCCTGTCACGCTCTCGACGGTCGCGAACCAGGCGTACATCGAGCTCCCCGCCGACTTCTGCGAGGTCCGGACCGTCTACATCCCCTCGGCCGGGGCGGTCCAGCGGGTCGAGCTGGCCACCCTCGAGACCCTCGCGCAGATCCGGGCGCTCTCCTCGAGCTACGTCGGGACGGGCATCATCTACGCGTTCTTCCCCTCCTGGAGCTCGCTCCAGCAGGGCATGACCCGGCGGGTCGAGCTGGCCCCGATCCCCACCACGAACGCCACGCCGAGCTTCCAGCTCATCTACAACGCCGGGTGGAAGGAGATCGACTCGGGCGACGGCACCGCGACGCCGCAGGTCCCGCTCGAGTTCGAGCACGCCCTGGTGCTGATGGCGCGGGCCTTTGCCAACAACATCGAGAACCAGGACAGCGCGATCGAGGACGTCGCGGTGCAGAACGAGATCGCGCGGCTCGACAAAGAGGACAGCCGGATCCAGCCCACCTATGGACGCATGTCGGGGGGCGCCGCCTCCCGCATGACGACCACCATCGCCAGCCGGCGCGTCGTCGGCATGGCCCAGCTTTGAGGGTTTCACCATGACCATCGGACAAGAGCGCCGCGCGGGACTGAACGCCGTCCGCAAGTTCGGACTCGGAAACTCGGACCGCGACTGGGTCGCCTACAACAACTTCCAGGCCGTTCCCGCCGCCGCGATCGCGGCCGGCAACAACCAGGACGTCCGATTCATCGGGACCGGAACGCCGACGTGCATCCTGGCGACCGCCGCCAACGCCGGCCAGCCGGGCGGCGCGCTCCTGGGCACGACCGCCGCGGCCGGCCCCGACACCTGCGTTCTGGACCCGTACGCCACCTCCGGATTTACCGGCCCATTCACGCCCGCGCTTCTCTCGCAGACCGTCTTCGACGCCGTCGTCCGGACGGTCGCGTCGATCGCGACCATGAGCATCGTCGCGGGCCTCAAGCTCACGACCGCGGCGGCCGGAACGGTTGTCGCTACGGACGCGAATCAGGCCCTCTTTGTCTTCGACACCGACGCGATCGCCGGATGGAACCCCGGCAGCACGGCCCCGGCCGCGAGCCCGAACTGGCTCTGTGTCGTGTCGGTCGCCGGCGCCGACTTCTTCATCGACAGCGGCGTGCTCGTGCAGGCAAACAAGGATTACCGTCTCAAGATCCTCATCCGCCCGGACGGCGTCCCCCAGTTCAGCATCAACAACCTGCCGGGGAAAGTCACCAACGCCGGAGCCATGACGGCGGCGTCGGCGCTCCGCCCGGTGTTCGGAATCGCCAACCGCGCGGCGGCCACCGTCAACGCCGCGATCCGGATGAACCGCATCCAGCGCCTCATCCCCTCGTAACCCGGGGGGCCCCGCGTGCAGAGGTCCACCCCGATCAAGCTCGCGTTCCCCGCCAAGGGCACGGCCCAGGGGACGCCGCTCGCCGAGCAGGCGCCCGACACCTGCCCGAACCTCCGGAACGTCCGGCTCGTCGACTGGCGGGACCGGCGGGGCGGGGGCAAGCGGCCGGGGCACTCCAAGGCGCTCTCCGGCCTAGCCGGCACGGCCGGAGCGCGCCGGATCCAGGGGCTTTGTCTCTACCTTCCGCCGACCCCGACGGCGGCGGGAGCGGGGACATTCGTCGACGTGACGGCACTCTTCGGAACCGGCGCGGCCGCCGGCTTCACGGCATCGGCGAACCCGGTCCTCGATGGGAACTGGGCGCTCACCCGGGAAGTGGTCGGAACGTCGGGGTGCTGGCGGGCCGACATCGACGGCGGCACGGCGGGCGCGGACATCGGCGCCAACACGACCGCCACCTTCGACGCGCTGCGCTTCGGAGGAGCCAACTCGGGGACGGCCCTGGGGGGGAACGGGCTCATCTGCATGTTCGGCACGACCAACGACGTCACCTGTGACGTCAAGGCCAACGGCATCGTCACCGCCAACGAGCTCGTCGCCGAGGAATGCACCCGCGTAGGCCCCGCGATCCGCTTCGAGAACCAGGGGCTCAGCGGGCTCCATTGCTGGCTCCGATCCAACGGGGCGAACTCGGTCACGCTCCAGATCACCGAATGCAACACCGCGCACGCCAACCCCGTAGCGCCCCTGGCGACCAGCGCGGCCGCAGCAACGACCGGCCTCGCGGGCTTCCTGACCTACACGCTCCGGCTCTTCGTCGATCCCGCCGACGGGCTCGTGACAGCCACCTGCAGCGGCGCCCTGACCATGTCGGTCAAGCTCAACTCCACGCAGACCCAGCTCTACGTCAGCCAGACCAGGGCCGGCGTCATCTCGCACCCCCTCGGCGGATCGGCCGCCGTCCAGGGGTTCAGGTACGTCTCTCGGTGCGTGCTCACCAAGTTCGTCCCCGCCACCCCGGCGATCGCCCAGGACGCCGCGACGCCCGTCGGGAACGTGCTGGACTGGTCGGGGACGATCGCGGGTGCCGCCTTTGACATTCCGGCCGGCGCGACCTCGAGGAAGCAGGTCATCGCCACGGGCGCCGACGCCGTCGCCGAAGTGGCCGGGCCGAGCACCAACGGCGCCGCGACCGCCGTCCCCAGGATCGACACCGGCAACAACCGATGGGCCTCGACGGCGATCACCGCCGGCACAAACCGCGTGTACGTGGTCGCCTCGACGCCCCAGGCGACCCGCCCATCGGTCCGCTTCTTCATGTCCGCCGGCAACCTGCGCGCGAACCTCGGGATCTCCGGCGTCATCACGGACACGGACTGTGTCGGCGGCCTCTGGTTCGTCTCCGCCGACCACAAGGCTTGGTTCGGGATCACCCGATTCTCGCGCCGCGTGGGCGCGGCCGACGCCAACGAGGCCAGGCTGATTACCGACATGGGGACGCTCTACGCGCAATGCCGGCTCTCAACCGGAGGAGAGGTCGACGTCTTCGCTAACTCATTCTCAGGGGGCCTCAGCGGCAACTCGGGCGTGCTCATGCGCCGCGACCTCCCGACGGCCGCGGTCCCGCAGCTCATGGTCTGGGCCTTCGACGGGAACGCCGTCACGCTCACGATCAACGGCCTCCTGATGCAGACCATCACACTCTCGAAGGACGCCGGGGGCCTGTACAACGGCGCGGGCGCGGCCGTGCTCAACGCGATCAGCGCGAATATCGGCTTCGGGATGACCGTCGGCGCCGAGCTCGCCGGCGCCAACGGCTCGCGCGGGTTCGGCGGGTACATGGTGCCAGCGACGCCGAGCGCGGTCGACTACTCGCAGTTCCGCGCCCAGATCCTCGAGGCCTGCCCCGGCGTCTTCACGATCGGGGACCTGGTCGCCGATACCCAGACCCCGGTCGTCGGCCCCGGGCTCACGGGCTCGCTTCCCCAGATGACGGTCGCCTTCGGGAAGTGGTACTGCACGGACGGGCTTAGCTACACCGAGGTCGACCCCGTCACAGCGGTTTCAATCCCCTGGATCACGACCGCGGGCAAGGGATCTCTCCCCGTCGGCGCCAAGTACATCTGCACCTACCGCGGGCGCGTAGTCCTCGCCGTCGGCACCGTCTGGTACATGAGCCGCGCCGGCGACCCGCACGACTACCAGTATGGGACCAGCCCGCTCTCGACCAGCGCCTACAACGGCAACGACGCCAACTATGGCGGCCCCGCCGACGTCATCACCGGCCTGATCCCCTTCGGCGATGACTTCCTCCTGATCATGTGCGCCGGGTCCATTTGGCGCATGGACGGCGACCCCGGCTACCAGGGACTCCTGACCTGCCTCACGCGGAAGACCGGGATGCTCGGACCCCGGGCCTGGTGCTTTGACGAGAAGGGGAACCTCTACTTCCTGGGCGGCGGCGGCGGGCTCTACGTGCTCCCGCGCGGGGCGACCGAGCCCCTCAACGTCTCCGAGGAGTCGATGGCGACCTTCTTCGATCGCCAGGACTTCGCGACCAACCTCGTCCAGATGGGCTACCACGCCTTCCGCCGCGAAGTGCGGATCTACCTCACCAACGGCGACGGCACCACCAACAACGTGCACGCGGTCTACCGGCCCTCCGATGGCGCCTACTGGCTCGACACCATCCCGATCCGCTTCGGGCCCTGGGCGGTGTGCGACGGCCTGGGGACCAAGTTCTACAACCGCTCGGTGCTCCTGGGCGGGGCCGACGGCTTCCTCCGCCAGCCCGACCCGCGCCGCAACGACGACGACGCCGACGCGATCGACGCCTGGATCGAGTTCGGGCCCTTCCAGCTCTCAGACGGCCAGGAGGAGAGCATGGCGACCGAGCTGCAGGCGATGATCGGGGCGGGCTCGGAGCCCCTGACCTGGTACTGGTTCACCGCCCGCAGCCCCGAAGAGGTCGCGGCCCAAGACTTCCCGGCGGCCGTCGCGACCGGCACGTTCAACACGCCGCCCGAGGTCGCGTTCAACACGCCGGTCGGGCTCCGCCAGGCCGGCGGGGCGCACAAGCTCCGGATCCGCTCCAACACCGCCTCGGGGACGTGGGCCCTCGAGCAGATCGTCGCGTATCTCCGCCCCACCAGCCGCCGGCGCTCCTCAAGCGCCCAGGTGTAACCCATGCCCGGGGTCGACAGAGCAGCCGAGGAAACCGTCCGGATCCGGCGGGCGCTCCAGCGCCTGTCCATGCCGGGGGCGCTCGGCGGCGCCACGCTCGGCCCGATCAGCGGCCTCGAGATCGACGTCGACGGCTTCCTGCGCATCGACATCGCGCAGAACCCTTCGATCCTCTTCCTCAACGCCGCGGGCCTGAACACCCAGTACGTGACGGTCTCGGGCGCCGTGCCGAACATCTCGATCCTGGTCGAAGCCACCGGCACGGGGCAGGCGCTCGTCGAGGCCGACGCCGGCGGCACGGTCCGGCTCCAGGTCCCGGGGACGTTCCTGAACATGAGCGCGACGCAGGCGGTCTTTGGGTCGGGCGCTACGAGCTTTGAGATTTCCAGCGCGACCGGCCTGATCGGAACCGTCGACACCAGCCTCGCCCTCATCTTCAAGATCGACGACGCCAACACCGGGTCGACCGGGATCCAGATCGACGGCACGCTCGCCTCGTTCCGGGGCTTCTACGCCAGCTTCGCCGACGGCACGCCCATCCTGATCCAGCCGCAGACCTCGAGCGGGGCGGCCCCCGAGAACCGCGTGCAGGGCGCGACCGGGGACAGCGTCGTGGGCGGCAATGTCATCGTCCAGGGCGGCGACGCGATCAACTCGGTCAACACCGAGGGCGGCGCGGTGTACATCATCGGCGGCCTGCCCACCGGCAACGCGCACAGCCATGTCTACATCCAGGCCCAGAACTCGACCCCGGCGACCGTGACGATCATCGAGTGCAAGGCCAACACGATCGGCCTGCCGGCGCTGGGATTCTTTGGAACCTCCCCGCAGATCCTCCAGACCGCCGACCGCACGGCCGCGTCGATCCTCGCCGGCCTGGCCCTGTACGGGCTCCTGACCGACTCGGGCTCCCCCACCGAGCCCCAGGCCGACCTGATCACCAGCACGGGGGCGAACACCTGGAACAAGCCGGCGGGCGCTCAGTGGGTGCTCGCCCTCATCATCGGCGGCGGGTGCGGCGGGGGCGGGGGCCGGCGCGGCATCGTCGCCAGCGCCCGCCTAGGCGGGACCGGCGGGGGCGGCGGCGCGGTCACGCTCTGGTCGGGGCCCGCGTCGCTCCTGGGCGGGAGCGAGACCGTCACGATCGGGGCCGGGGGCAACGGCGGCGCCAACGCGACCGTCGACGACACCGACGGCGGCGCGGGCACGGCGGGGGGCGACACCACCTTCGGGGCGATCGCAACCGCCAAGGGCGGCCAGGGCGGCGCGGCGGGCACGGCCACAGCGCCGGCGGCCTCGGGCTCCTTCGAGTCGGCCGGCACCCACCCCGGCGGGTTCGGGGCGCTGGCGACGGCCGCCGTGGCCGGGGTCACACCCCCCAGGACCTCGGGCGGCGCCGGGGGCGGCGGCGCGGGCGCGTCGATCTCGGCCGCGGGGGCCACCGTCCAGGCTTCCAGGGGCGGCCACGCCGGCGGGAACGGGCTCAGCGGCGGCGCGGCGGGCGCGGGCTCGGCGGGCGGCGCGGGCAGCGACGCGACCACCGACGGCTACCCCGGGTCCGGCGCGGGCGGGGGCGCGACCACCTTCGACGGCGGCCAGGGCGGCTACCCGGGCGGCGGCGGCGGGGGCGGTGGCGCCAGCACCAACGGCACCAACTCGGGCGCAGGGAAGGCCGGGCGCGACGGCCTGGCGCTCATCATCACGTACTTCTCACCGTAAGGAGTTCCCCCGATGCCTCTCGACATCACCAGCAAGGCCCAGTGCTCGAAGTACATCAACGGGCTCACCAAGGCCGCCAACGCGCTCTTTGCGCTCCAGGACGCGCTCCAGGAGTTCGCGACGATCTCCGACGTGAACGACATCCAGAACGTGCTCGGAGCCGCCGGCGCGGACTTCCCCGACGGGATCACCGTCACGCCGAGCGAGGTCAACGACGCCCGCTTTGCGATGATCCTCATCCAGCAGGATCTCGACGTCTCGATCGCCGCCGGCGACGGGGGCCGCAAGCTGGGGATCGACAAGGTCCGCCTCTCCCTCGGCGTGCTCAGCGGCACCTGATACCCCGGGGGGGACGTACACTGGTTCCCGGGAGCAACCATGTCACGCATGACGGTCGACCAGATCCTCGAAGAGCTCCGCGCCGGGAACGAGCGGGCGCGTACCGCGAATGAAACGCGATACGCCGACATCCTCAAGCTCCACGAGGGCCAGGGCGAGACCACCAAGGCCGACATCGAAGACGCCACGCGCGAGGAGCAGGCCCGCATCGCCCAGG